TTTGTTGCTATACCTTTAGCAATACTCTCAGGCTTTGGTGTCTTGCCGGTACTGGCATTTCGTAACTTATTAATTGTTTCTTGACTATGCCTTGGCTGACATCCGGGCATCCTTGTATTGAGCATATTATACCCAGCCGCAACATATTCGTTATAAATCGCTTCCTCGTATGCGTCAATTAATCCGATACGAATAGGATCACTGAATTCTTCAATTATTTCAAAGTGGTGTTTTAATGGGCCATACTTATTTAAAGAGGCAAATAGCTTTGGTTGCTTGCCGCATTTTAACCTATAATAATAAGACCATCTTTTTTGAAAGGTGGTTAATGTTTGCCCTATGTAAACGGAGCCTGAAGGTGATGTGATCTTATATATTCCTGCCATGCTTATAAATTTGGAAATCGCTCAATTTTGGATACCGCATTGTTATTGGGTTGTTACTAATTGGGCTGCCAGATGCATCATAAAATTGATTCATCAATAATAATCCTCGTGCACTGATCTCAGGTAGAAGATACATATTATATCCCAAACAATCAAAGTAATCCTCATGATAACTGCATTCATTTCTTCCGCTAAATCTCATTCGCTTAAACCACTCGTATGCCTTTCTGTCATCTGTTAATATCATTCCGGCTTTTGATAGTTTAAGCGTTTTATATGGGCCTGTGAAACTCAGACATTGCAATGCGCCGGGTCGATACATATTATCGGTAAACAATAATGCTGAATCCCATACAGGCGTTGGGCTTAGTTGGTACTCCCCCGTAATGCACTCTCCTTCAACTGACTTAAACTTAACCTTTCCGCCAGCCCGAATTATTTCACATGGCACGCTCATGTACGTTCGTTCGGGTATCTCTATTTCTAAATTGATAATTCCAACGTATTTTAATGCTAAGAATAAAGCGTTACTGCAATTGTCTACAGCAACAGCATATGGCGCATTGACATATTTCGCAACCGCCTGTTCGAAGTCTTCGGTAATTTTATATATACCCTGTGCGCTCATTGCAACTCCTTTAGTATTGACATATCGGTAAGGCCATTAAAGTGCAGAATGGCCGGTACCGTTTTGGTTAACTTATTTTTCAAATACAATGGTTGTGACATTCCGGCCAAAGCATTCTCTACCCCTGCGAATGTTGTCACTACCTCAAACTCGCTCGGATCAGCAAACGCCATCGTTTGAAACACTTCACACTTAGTATCCAGCTTTATTGGAAACCCGTCTTTCTCTGCCTTCAGATACGCCATCATCTGCTCATGCTGGCCGTTCACATCGTTAGGGTGTTTATCCAACCCGTACCGCTCAAAGAACTCGATAATGAGTTTTAGCGGGCCGCCGTAGCCGCCACCATTCAGGTACTTCCACTTTGATTTGGTCGGCTTGTACTGCTTCGCTATCTCGGGATGCGGGTAACAGGCTTTCTCTGTGCTGTACAATATATAATCAGCAGGCACATCGAACTTCCTTTGGCAGAAGGTATCGGCGCCGTCGGTGTACACAAAGTTTTCATGGCCAGTTGCCGCCCGTTTATAACATGCCAGCAATTCGCGCAATACCTGGCCGTTGCCCTGGAACCGGTTGCTATTGATTGCGACTTCGTAGCCGAAGCGCTCGAAGGAATCTACCGTTTGCTTTGTTCGTTCGTTCGGGGAATAGATATTGGTTATGATGATCATTTAGTATCAGATTTATATTTCCAGATAAAGCCGCCGGCTGTATGCGCCCTATGATTAACCACATTGCTAATTGATAGTCGGTTTATTTTGAGGGCACTAGCGGCTTCGGTAACAGTAGAATATTCGTTTATGTAGCCCCCATTCAGGCCGTACTGAATAACAGCCCTAGCCCTTCCGCTTTTAGCACCAAAACATCCTTTCCCATAATTCGGATTATTGGAACCAGATCGGCTGATGCTCATTTTTGACCTTGCCGCTTCAGTATGTTTTCTGCCATACATGGGCGCCGAACCTCCCGGTGAAATATTCATCACTACGAACCCATTGTCTTTAAACAATTGGATGTACTTCTGCTCATAGCAATCCAAAATAGGCTGGTCAACAGTATTTTCTAAATGCAAAAGGATTTTAAATTTGTGCGATTCAGCCCCATACTTCTTTAGAGACTTATGAATGATGGTGTGTTTTGATGGTGGCGTCCTCAAATGGGACTTCCATCTTGTAGCAATATCCCTGCTCTGTCCGATATACACAGCGCCCGATGGAGATTCAATTACATATATGCCGGTATTCTTCATTCGTAAGGATTATAATAAATTGGTTCTTCGCCTTTAATCATTGCGTGTACCAACTTATGGTACTCAGGGAACAATTCTGCAGAATGCTTTGCCTTCCATTCCTGGTATGCAGGCGCGCCTTCGTCAATATGATCAATGTCGATATGGTTAAGAAAGCAGTTATAGAACCCGGCAAGATGGGATCTGTGACAATACAGATTGTCCTCAAAACCATACTTGCCTGGTTGTCGGCTGTACCCGATCTTATCAATCAGCAGGGTATTAAACAGTGTACAAGTTCCTATTACATCAAGGGTGCGCTCGATAGTAATCCACTTGTGACCAGGCGTGTGAGGCAATAACACCAACTCGCTACGGTACTGCGGGTCGGGGTGCCATGGTGTTTGAATAAGGTCTTTACGCTTCAGGCCAATGATGCCGATAGTCGGATCAATACTTACGGCTTCTTCCATCAGATCAGCCCAACCAGAGTTATGGATAACAACATCGTCATCAATTTTGATTACGTGCTCACCTGGGTCGCGCTTTGCAATCACCTTGTTGATGGCTCCTGCTGTTCCAAGGTTTTCCACATTCCATATAATTTCACTTACCTGCCCATTATTCAACCATGCATGAACGATGTTCTGTGTTTGTGAAGTCCCGCCGTTTACCGACAATATCAGCCTATGCCTTTTGAAATCAACAGTTGCCGCAAGGCTTGCCAATGTCTTAAACAAATACTCATCCTTCTTATTCTCTTCGGTGCAATACACCGCCATTGCAATTAATGCCATTAGTAAACTGAAGTTTTAAATTCATCAATAGGTTTCTCCTTATATTCGCCGCGCTCGAAAAACCATTTCACATGTTGTAAATTCCAATCCTTTTCAATTCTGGAATGGCCCTGTGATGATGTTAACATAACATCGCATTGATTTTCCTTTTCACGAATTGCTTTAATTTCCGCATCGTCGCTGAAATGCACCGAGGTAAACTTCAGCCCAACGTAAACAGTTTCGCTTTTTGGTGTTGGTTTCATTCGCTTTTATTTGATGGGAAATTAGCTTGCACTGTCACTGGTTGCCTCGCCAACCACTCATCATAATGCCGGTATAGTAGCTTGATCATACTGAATACACAAGGGGCGCACCACAGATCCGTAGTATATCCAGGCTGAAACTCTTCGCTCATGATACGGCACATGTTCTCACGCACCATTCCATCACCCCGGAAGGTTCCTGCATTGATCGCCTGTATATGGTACGGTCTGTATTCGTCAAGGATTTGTTTATTCTCTGCTTTCATACTCTCTCCTTTTTAGCCTCATACTCCAAAACCTGCTTCCTCATGTTATTAATCTTGTTGAAATTGTAATGTTCTGCACAGTACTCCGCAAGCTTCTGCCCGGCCTCCTTTTGCCGCTTCCTACTCTCAACGAGGCGCTTGATGTATTTTACCCAATCGCCGGAATGCTTTGCATAGAACACTGGTAGATCGAGGTAAGGATGCACCGCCGAAGCGATCACCGGCAGCCCCAGGTTGGCCGCCTCCAATATCTTCAGGTTCGATTTATGCCGGTTGAATTTTGAATTAAGCAATGGGATAAGGCAAATGTCGGCTTCCTTATATGCCTCGTAATATGAGGTTATAGGCGCGTATGGGATCAGCTTATACTGATGCTTTAGTCCTGCCGTGTAGTCGTGCACCATGTGATACCAATCCTCGTGATCTTCTGCATATCCTCCCATCACCATTTTGATCTTACCGGCTATCGGCCCCAGCTTATCGATGGGTGTTTTAAGCAGGTTGATATCGGCCCGGTGAGTATCGCTCCCCTGCCAGAACAACCGGGTAAGGTAATACGGTTCACGCTCAATATCGAACTGGCCTTGTCGTGGTATTGCATTAGGGCACACATGAACGTTCTTGTTATATACTGCGACTTCTTCCGCGAGGCGGGAATGGGTGGTCAATACGAGATCAGCATCCATTAAATGCTTTATTTGCTTTTTTGCAAACTCAACCTCTTTGTAATGTTGATAAAGTATATGGTGTTCGTCGAGTTCCCAGTAGTCGTCTACATCAACACAAACCTTGAACCCGTACCTCTCTTTCAATTCCGCAAGATTAGCCGGCGCATGATCTCGACTATACACCAGCACATCGCATCCTTTTTCGAAATCCCCGGACCGCAAAGTGTTAGTAACATAGGTATCAATATCGCGCATTAGCATGAGGGGCATAATAATGCGGTGGTAGTTTACACCCGATGGTTTGTCGTTTATGTAGCCGATTATGCGCATTACAGTTCTAGGTTTTTAGACATCCATGCCTGTTCAATTTCTTCAGGACTTTCAAAGTATTTTTCAATATTCTTTACCAACCTTTTCGCAGACTCAATTGCAAACGTCTGGCATCCAACATTGACAATATAGCCGTGATCTACTTGGGTGATACGGATTTCTTTTATCTTGCCAGAGCCACAGGGAGCGGGTGGAGCAGGCATAGGGTCACAGCTATTACTGCTTAAATCTCTAAAGCCCAATGGGGCTACATCTCTTGCCATAATTATTTTATTTGAAGATTATAAGTAACGCATCTTTATCGCTGAATAAATAGCCCCCACGGCCAGCCCAACCGGCAAATAAAACGGCCAATACTCCACATGCCACACGCCGGCAATGATCAGTGTAAGCCACCCGCACATACACTTAAGACAATTGAACGGCTTACGGCTCCCCAAGTGCAACACCTCCACCCATGTGAAGGCGCAGGCAAAACCGAATATGATAGCTTGAATACCTGTCATTTTATCTTCTGCTTTATTTCTTTAATAACCTTTTGAACGGTTTTATATGCGCTCGCATATGGTATACCGGTCTTTCTCTCAATTGCCCTGTAGTTGCCCAGTTCAATGTATAACATCAATATCTCTTTATCGTACCAGTACAACCCCTCTACTGCCTCAGTAACATTTTCACACAATAGCTCATAATCAATCTGCTCTTGTTGTTCTTCGTCGAAAGCAATACTGAGCTGGGTAACCTTTTTTATTATCGAAACCTCTTTGCCTTCTTTAGTTCTCGTTAAGTCTGCTATTGAAAAAAGGTCATCATAATCATCTCTCAGCTCTGATATATGGGCAGATAATGATGCGTCCTTAAATGCTATGATTTCAGCTAGGCGCTTATCATAATCCTTAATATTATTTAACTCTTTGATACGGCTTATGATTAACAACTGGTGTTCTATACCTAGCATCATACTGTTTATTTACATCCAACTCTGAGAAAAGCATCCTATAGGTTTTGTAAAATGGTGATGTTTTTGATTGTATAAGGTTCATAATAATGCGTACTGTATAGTACCTCAGCCCTCCACCCTGGTGTATCTCCTGCAGCTTACCCTCATCCGTTTCAAGTAGTATCAACGCCACCTCTGCCCGCAGATCATCACGCAGGTGGTCCGGCTCCATCTTATTGATGCAATCGTTAAACTCTTTGCTAGTGAATAATTGTTCGACGGTTTCGTTTTTACCCACACTACTTATTCAG